ACTAATGGTACTACAATTAACTTTAGATACATAGCACAACAAGGTAAGATAGGTACAGAGAGTACAACATCTAACTTGTTGTCTGCAACGTATGATGCAATCTTTGTTGATCAAATGGAAGACCCTGAAATAGTACATAAGGATTTTCTTGATCTACTAGGACGCTTACGCGGTATGACTCCTTATGGTGGTGACGATCCTAATATGCCAGACTCAGGACCACGTATATTTGTTATCACTACTAACCCAACACGTAATTGGGTATACCGTAAGTTAGTTAAACCTCTACATGATCTAATGAGTGTAGATGTAGTAACTGGTAAGTCTAAGAGTGTTATTATTAATGAAGACTTACTATGTGAAACTGACTCAGATGGTAGAATGCTGAAAGGTGAGGATGGATTACCTGTTCCTATCATTGATCTATATGAAGGTTCCACATACGAAAATAAAGCTAACTTGGAAGCCGACTTCATTAAGACTTTGGAAGGTGCCTATCGTGGGCAGATGAGGACAAGATTCTTACTTGGTAGGTGGGCTAGTTACGAAGGACTAGTGTATCCATCCTTTGATGAGAGTGTGCATGTATTAACTCATCATACATTAGAGAACTACTATAAGCAGTTACAGTTAACATCTAAGAAGCTTACTATCATGGAAGGTTACGATTACGGACTAGCTGTACCATTTTGTTACCTGTTAGGATTTTGTGATAACTTTGGTAATGTATTCCTGATGGATGGTATCTATCAGAAGGAACAGCCATTAGATTATCATATTAATGGTAGACACTTAGGAGATGAAGAGGACTATGCAGGTATTATTGAATTACGTGAACAGTATCAAATAAGTCCTAACAACATGATACTAGCTGACCCTGATATCTTCCGTCGTAAGTCTATAGGAGCTAAAGGAGTTGTTGGTAAGTCAATAGCTACAATGTTCCAAGACGATGGCATCATGTGTGTACGTGGTAACAATGATATTACTAATGGTATTGTTAAGGTTAGTCAGTATTTAATTCCACAAGTTAATCATCAGAATCCTATTAGTGGTGAGTATAATTCTCCTTATCTATATATTAGTGATAAGTTAGATTGGTGGATTAATGAGATAACTGATTACTATTGGCGTAAGTCTCCTACTGGTGATCAAATAGATGCACCTGTAGATAAAGATGATCATGCTATGGATACTACTAAGTATCTCTTGTCAAATAGGCCGAATGTAAGTAAGATGATAGTAGCTCGTAATCCAAAGACTGTTGGTTGGAGACAGTGGGGCGAGCGAGACATTCAGGACACACAGAGGAATATCAGGCATGGCTAGCTTTAATCCTGGTTCAATAATGGAAGCATTAATAGCTCGTACTAATAATAAAGCAAGAAAGCCTATAGCTGATACAAGTAATCCCATTATTACAAATCCATTAAAAACAGCAATAGCTAAACAACCTAATCCTGGAAAGTTTGCTAGAGGTGTAGGTAGACAAGATACTGAATATGTTGGTCCTACTTCACTAGAGAATCAATTAAATTCACAACGTCTTAGTGGTGCTAGTACTTCACCAGAGACTAGAGATGCTCTTAAAAATGCTGGACAAGCTCAGAGAGATAGTTTTGTCGATCCATTAGAGTTTGATGCTAGACAGCAAGCTGTTGGTGATATACCTGATATATCTAAAAAAGCTGTTACTAGTATTGAGAGGGAAAGTGAGCAGTTAAAGACTGATATTAAAAATCTATATGCAGAGCGTGGTGATGCATTACGTGATGCTAATAATTCTAACTCATCTGTAGTTAGACAGATAGAGATGGAGATACAATTTAAGACTGGTCAGCTAAAAGAGAACAATGATATTCTAAATGTTCAAGGTAGAAATCTGCAAGATGATACCATTGATGTATTTGGAGATAGCCCTGAGACTAGCCTAAATGATAGGACAGCCTCATTACAACCACAAGATGCCAGTGGTCAAGCTATTCCTGATCCTCAACAAGTTCGTACATTTAAGCGTGATCAATTTACTAAGTTAAGGCCAAAGGCACAAGATGAAGATGTAGTTACTGGTGCAGAGAGAGTATTTAATAAAGAACAGGCACAACTACAACAGGACATGGTAAGAGCCGGTATATCTCAGAAAGATGCATTACCTCCTGTTGGTCCTCCTACTCAATTACGTCAGGAGTTTGGTGTTCATGTTACTGCTGCTGGTAAACGGTTAGAGACTAATGAGTTTATTCAAGATGTAGTTAATAGAATAGAGGAACAATTTCCTGAGTTTAATAGTCAAGGTAGAGAGACTGGTAAGATTATTAAAGGTAGGGAGATTAAAGAACATGCTGGTAGGATAGAGACTAATAATCCTCAAGGTGAAAGGACGTTTAGTGCTCCTGAAGGTGTACCTAGTACAGCTACTACAACACTTAGAAAAGGTGGCCCTGATACACTTAGTGAAGGATATAACCCTGTAACTAATAAAGTAGAGCCTCCTGATGATGTGCCATTTGATCCTAGCTTTATGGATGATTTTAGGAAAGATATTGCTAAATTATTCAATGATGCTGAAGCTGCTAGAGATGTTGGTAAATATGGGGCAGATGAAGCACAAGAGGCTCTGGAAGAAATTCAGCATCTTGATAACATTCTTCATGGAGTTGAGACTGGTACATTAGATAAAGATGCCGCTATGAGGCATGTAAGATTACTTGCAGAAGATGGAAGTTTCTCAGAGGGCGGTAATAGAGCAGGAGCAGGACTAGAGAATACAGTATTACCTGATCCATTTAAAGAAGCAGGATTTGATACTAGCCCTAATCCTATACCACTTACTGATGCTGAAAAGATACAACGTAAACAGAGCACTAGTGGTAATGTTGTTGAGCAAGTAGAACCTGGAACATTTAATAATGAATCCCCATTTGCAATGTTTGACCAGACGATTTCACCAGCTAAACAGAATAAATTGATTCAGCAGTTAGCAGAATCACTTAAGCGAAAATCCCTAATTAAGCCTCCTGACCCTGGCAGAAGTAATTGGGTTGGAGGATTTATGAATACTCCAGCAGATAGAGCTAAAACACAAGCAAGACATGCTGAGACCCAAGCACGTATAGATAAAACTCGATCTGAGCGGATTAAGAGGAATAAATAATGGCTGAATCACAAATTCCATCAGATGTAGATGCTACCATTGATGAAGGATTAGGTGCAGATGCACCGAGGAAGCGCAGTCGTAAGAAGAAGACTGCTGCATATCAGGTAGTAGGTGATAGTAAAATACATGTTACCAAAGCAACTGGTAAGGTGTGGAAGTCACGTAAGTCACAAGCATTACAGCATACTAAGAATGTTCGTGAGGCTTGGAAAGAAGCTATCGACTACTATAACAATGATCAATCAGGTCATAGAATTAGTAAAGATAATCAGTCTGGTAATAATCTAGGTAACCAAAGACTTAACAATAATATTACTGAGACTGAGAACGTAGTCTTCAGTAACGTCACTACTATGGTTCCTGCATTGTATGCTCGTAATCCTGAAGCAGAGATTACATCTAATGCAGAGGAACGTAAAGAACTAGCTACGATGGTAGAACGTCTTGTTAATGTAATTGGTAATAAGAAGGTTAGCCCAGGAATAAATCTAAAGCCTAAAGCTAAGAGATGTGTTGTTACTACACTACTTACTAACCGTTCATGGATGAAGATTGGTTGGACTCATAGAGATGAGAGTAGCGAAGGCGCACTTGAAGAACTTACAAACTTATCCAAGCAATTGGACAAAGCCAAAGATACAAAAGATATCATTGAGATCGAAGGAAAGTTACAGGCTCTGGAAGAGACAATCGACATACTACAGCCAAGTGGTGCGTGGTGTAAGGTAAAGTCTCCATTCCATATTCTAATTGATCCAATGGCTAAGGAACTCGATCTCTCTGATGCTAGATGGGTAATGGAAGAGGATATGCTTCCTACTGAATTTATCCTTGCTAGGTATGCTACTAAGGATGAGAAGAAGAACGAGCATATGTCCATCTATAAGCCTAATCATGTGATGAAGGCTAGCATCTCTACTGATGGTAATGATGCTAATGACAATGAGAATTTTAGTATCTTTGAGGAGAGTGAGTCTGATACAGCTAAGTCATTTGGTTTTGATGATGAGGAATCATTTAATAAAGCTAAGATGACTAAGGTTTACTTTGTATGGGATAAAACTACACGTAGAGTATTGTTATTCAATGCTAGTGACTGGTCATGGCCTATTTGGGTATGGGATGATCCTTTGCAACTTGATCAGTTCTTCCCCTATTATCCCCTTACATTCTTTGAATCTCCTGACGGTCCATTGACTAAAGGTGAGGTTACTTACTATCTAGATCAGCAAGATGCTATCAATGAGATGACTGATGAGATGAGGCGCGCTCGTAAGTGGGCTAGACGTAACATCTTCTTTAATGAGACATTGATTGATAAGGAACAGGCTACAGCTATCCTTAATGGTGATGATGGTACAGTACGTGGACTATCTCTTCCTGAAGGTACTGATATGTCTAAAGGACTTATTGGCTCTATTCCTCCACCATCTATACAATTTGAGAAACTGTTTAATAAGGATTCAGCATACCAAGCTATTGAGCGTATCTCATCTGTATCAGCAGTTATGCAGGGCGCTCAGTTTAAGACTAATACTAATAAAGATGCAGTTAACGCTAATGTTGGTGCATCTAATATGAGAGTAGATGAGAAGTCAGATCAGATTGAAGATTGGATTGGGCAAATCTATTGGGGCATTGCACAGCTATGTCTTATGAATATGCCTAAAGAGACTGTTACTGATCTTATCGGTGAAGCTGGTGAATCATGGCAAAACATTAGTCCTGATGAGATTCGTAGGATGTCTCAAAGAGTTGTAGGTGGTAGTACTAAGAAGCCTACGTCACAGGCTAAGAAGGAAGAAGCACTAGAGTTTGGACAAGTATTAGGTCAGTTTGTTCAAGCTGCCCCTGGACCTGCTATGAAGATTATGTTGCAGGTTATGGAGAAGGCATTTGATGAAGTAACAATGAGAGAAGAAGATTGGCAGGAGTTATCAGAAGCTATACAACAGCAAGCTGGTGCGGCTCCTACCCCTGGTCAAGGTCAGCCAGGAGGACAAGGTGATATCGAATCAGCTAGTCCTGATCAGTTAAAACAACTGTTAGAGCAATTACCTCCTGAAGCTAAACAACAAGTTAAAGCTGCTATAGATTCAGGAGTATCACCAGCTAAAGCATTACAAGCTGCATTAGGTGAGATGCAATCACAACAAGGCGCAGAGGGCGCACAACCAGTACAATAAGGGGAAGATATTATGGATGAAGAAGAAGTACTCTCTACTGATAATGAAATCTTAAATAACATTGGTGAAGGTGATGAACCGAGTTCAGATGAAGGTGTTACGAGCCAAGAGAATGGAACGAGTGAAGCGCCTAAAGAATCGGCACCTACAACCAGTGGTGAACAAGGTATTAACACAGGCGCTAATGGCGAGCAGCAACAACAGACTCGTGGTCCCCAAGACCTCGTTGGAAGAGACGGACAAGTCGTTGCTAAAGGAGGAGCCGAGAGACGCCACTATGAAGCTGCTCAAAGAGAAAAGCATAGAGCTGATACAGCACAGCAAGAGAATAGCAAACTAACGACTCAGTTAAAGGCTATTAATGATGCTGGTACTGTTGGTACTCAGTATAATTTAACACCAGAAGAAGTTACTACCGGCGCTCAAATGATTAGCGCGTGGAAAGATGATCCTGTAAATACATTGAAATATATGTTGACACAGGCTGCTGCATTAGGGCATAATGTAGAAGGATTACAGCAAGGCGGCACAGATATGAGTGCTGTCAAACAAATGATTACCGATTCGCTTGCCCCCTTATTGGAGGGTAAACAATTAGAAAAGGACACACAAGAGAACGAAGTTCGTGCAAGAGAAGTCTATACGGATTTTATATCCCGACATCAAGACGCATCAGTGCATGAAGATACTCTAGCCCAGTTACTACAAAAAGATCAAAATCTGAATGTAGAGTCTGCGTATTATAAACTCCAAGCGTTCTATGCTAATAATGGATACGATTGGACGAAATCCTTAGCTACATTACAACAAGAGTATGAAGCTAAAGCACCACAGAATACGCAAGTACCTCAACCGCCAGACGGTGGTGGAGTGAGTAACACACAAGTTACTGATTCTGCTAACGTGGCTTCAGTTAATGAATCAACCTCTGATATTATTAAGCAAGCAATCGCTGATGCTGGTATCAGGTAGTAACAAAGGATAGATTATGGCTAGTTCTCCAATCGCCTCAGTCCTTGAATCAACTCTCACTCGTTCGCGTAAGAAGCTTATTCTTGCTTCTATTAAGTCTAATGCCCTTATGGCATGGGCTTTTGCTAACAATCGTGTTGAGTTTGAGGATGGCGGGCATGAAATTACGAATCCTCTCACTTTGGGTCGTAACCCTAACATTACCTCTTATGAATATTTCGATGAGCAACCTATCGCTCAGACGAATGAATTTGATACTGTAACGTATAACTGGTCTCGTGTTGGTGGTTCAGTTGTTATTAGTGATCAAGAAGAAGATGAGAACCAAGGTGCTGCACAAATCTTTAAGTTGATGAAAGCCAAGATTGATGTCTTGGAAGAGTCTATTAAAGAGAAGTTTAGTGAGTATCTTTATGCTGCTGGTGCAGGACTTGATCCTCAAGGCTTGGGTCTTCTTATTCCTGATGATCCCACTACTGGTACGTTGGGTAATATTAGCCGTGCTAATGAAACTCAGTGGCGTACTTCGGCTTATGACTTTAACGGCAATCTGGATAGCACTAATATTGAGGAAGCGTTTGATGATATCCTCATGGACTTGACACTTAAAGGTGACAAGCCTGATGTTATTCTTACTGGTCGTAACTTGTATCGTCATTATCGTACAGCAGTACGTGATAAAGTTGTCATCAATATGTCAGAGTCTAACTCTGGTAAGAAGATGATGGACTTGGGTTTCTCTGGTGTTAAGCATCAGAACATCCCGATGATGTATGATGAAGATTGTCCCGTTAATAAAGCATTCTTTATCAACAGTAAGTTCCTCCGTTTGCATATCCTCAAGCATGTTAACATGAAGGTTAAAGAGCTTGTTGCTCCTTGGACGATTGATGCCCAAGGTCGCCGTGTTGTTTGGCAGGGTCAATGGTGCATGTGGAAAGCTTTCCGTACTCACGCTGTACTTATTAACTCTTAATAGAGGAGAAGAAGGGGATGTCAAGACAGAATGTTAAACCCAGGTTTGAAACACATAAACTTGAGGGTGAACTACCACGTAGGATTGCTAAACCTAACGTCCAGTTGGATAAGAAAGGTGAACCTATATTGAATAAGGATGGTCAGTCCATTCTCTTAGGTGGCTTTACTTATGAAGATGTAATGGTTGACGCTGGTTGGAATGTTTACTTTCCTAATGGTGCCTCTATACATGTTTGGACTAAGGAGGCCATGCAAGAGTATGGCTTCCTTAGCCGGCCTTCTATGATTGATATGGAAACTGGTGATGAAGTTGAACCACCAGATAACATGTCTCTAAAATCAAGATCAGAGCAGAAGGAACGAGTTACTAAGACTTCTGCTGCACATCACACATTATAACATAGGAACATTTTATGTCTAAAGTTAATGCTGATAATTTTCCTCGTAGTATCAGTCAATACGTCCCAAATATGGAGTTTGCCGCCGATGTTGTAGGTGACACGCATATTGCCTATTTGGGCGCTCCTGCCGCTCTTGATGCTGATGGTATATGGGATGGAGTTAGTGCAACTAATAGTGCTACTTCTTATGATAGTTCTGACTTTAAAACTACGTTTAATGGTAGCTCCACTTCACTGACTACTACCTCTGGTATGATTGATGCCCGTTATGGTCGTTGTCTTACTGCTACTGGCTCTGCTGGTTCAGACCATGTACTTACGATTAGTGGTCGTGATTACCTTGGTCAACGGATGCAAGAGTCGATGACTCTTAGTGGTACTGTTGTTATCTTCGGCAATAAAGCCTTTAAGTTTGTTGATTCAATGGCAATTGCCACTGGTGCAGCTAGTGACACTGTTGATATCGGCTGGTATGATCGTCTTGGTCTTCCGTATAAGGCTGAGCAGGTTACTAGCTACAGTGAAGATGATGTTACTAAGCCTCATGACATTGTAGAAGTGCTAGTTGAAGTTGATGCAGTACGGTTTGCTGCTGGTACTGACGTAGTTACTCCGTCGCCAGTTGCCGGTCAGATTACTGGTGTTAATTCAGTAGTCACTACTGCTACTACTGGTGCTAGTACTAGTACAGTTGTTGTAGGTAGTACTGATGTTGTTGGAATTAGTATTGTTATCGCTGGCAGTTCTGGTGTTGCAGTACTTGATAGTGATACAGCTACTACTGATGATGACCAAACAACTAGTACTATTGCTAAATTCGGTGCCATTGGTATCTCTCCGGATGGTACGCCGAGTGGTGGTGCAGCTAACTATTTGATTACTGTTGAACCCATAGCGTTTGTTGCGGGTGATGATACAGCTACTCAGACGGCTACCACTGAGGATACAAGGGGAACCATTAGAGCTACAGCAGCTTGTGATGGGTCTGTTTCCTATGAAGTCTGTTATAAGGCTGATACCGCTGACCTTCATGGTATTGAGCAGTTTAACGGCTAATAGGTAGGCGGGTGGGAACTTTGTCCTCCCCTTCATCCCACCCGCCAACTATTATATTATGAGTACATTATCCCAATTAGTTACCAGAGCTACTGATCGGTTGTCAATGGTCTCTGGCACGGGTGTACAAGTGTATGCTGAAGATGTTTTAGCAGAGATGATACAACATAAGTTTGATGTATTGTTCGATGAAGTGTTTTGGCCTAACTTCTGTTCATGGGCTACATATACACTTGATGGTACACTTGGTATTGTCACAACTGACTTAACATCATTAGTTAAGAGGTTTGATGATATTCATGTAATCTTTAGTGATGGTTCTAATGTGCCTATTTCTAAGTTAGCTGATACAACTACTAATCCATTTACCATTACTGGTACATCTGCTAGAGTGTATGAGCAACTCGGTCCTACCGATGCTAATAAGACTAGTAGAGTATTTCAGATATGGCCTAAGACAGCTACAGGTAATATTATAATCAGGTTCCGTACTAAGCCTGATACATTTGCACCGTCTACAGAGATTGACTTTGATGATCAGGCACTTATTCTAGGTGCTGTATTTGATTATCTAGAGGATGATGGTACTAATCCTAATGCGACTAACAAATTTCAATTACTATTTGAAGGAAGAGTTGCACAGTTGAAAAGAATGTATAACTCTGGATCATTTCCACTTGATCCTTTCTCAAATAACATTGAATCATTTACGATAGCATAATGACTAGATCAACAATGTTCCCTAAAGGCGCTAAGATTAATAGGCAGTCTATCCTATTAGATGCAACTATCCGTGACTATAGTGGTGGATGGAATGTTGTTGATAATGATCTTAACCTAGATACAAAGTTCTCTAAGATTCTAGAGAATATGCAACGTGGCTTGGATGGCGCTAATGAGGTGCGTCCGGGTACCGTATTATTTGGTGACACAAGTGAATACTTAGATGAGATTATTAATTGTGAGTACTTTAATAACTTTATAGTATGTGTCGGTAAGAATGGTAAGATAGTTAGTGTTGATTCAAGAGGTATAGTAAGAGAGATATGGTCTGATGATTGGGCTGGTAATCTAGCAGGTAGTCCTCTTGGTTGGGATACTACACTATTTGTATCTTTTGCTGTCTTTAATGGTGAATTGATTATATGTAATGGAGTTAATAAGCCTGTTATAGTTAGTACAGGTATGAATGTTATCTACTTAAAAGACTTAGCAGATAATACTAATGCATTTACTCCTATTGCTAGGTTTGTAATAGCGCATGGACGCTATCTTGTAATGGGTGGTAGTCTTACTGTTGGTGAAGAAGACAAACTATTTATTTCATCTACAGACACAAGTGGTACATGGGTTGGTAATTCTGACCCTAATGATGCAATAACAGTTAATCTTGGATCACGAGTACCTAGTGGATCACATGTTATTAAAGGTTTAGGTAAATTCCGTGACCAGATGATGGTTATGTTTGAGGATGCTATTCTTCCAGGAACATTAGGAGTATTTACTAGTAGTACTCATACACCAAACTTCACTGATGCTATTGAGAATGTAGGTGGTATTTCACATAGAATTACTCAGACTGTCGGTGATGATATGATCTTTGGTGATGTGAATGGTGTTGCTAGTATTAAACGTGCATTAATCTCTGGCAGTGTTACTAGTGATCGTGCATCTACACTTATTGATCCTGATTATTATACTGCTATATCTCAAGTTGATAGTACAGTAGCACAAGAAGATAAGATTTGGTCGTTATGGGACAGTGCTAATACTAATTATATGTTGTTTATACCTAATGCCATTACTGATGCAGAGACTACTGAATATCGGTGCATGGTCTATAAACGTAATAAGAAGCTAAAGATTGAAGCATGGCAAGATTGGCGTGGTTGGAAATTTAGAAGTGGTTGTCGTTCATCCCTTAAAGATATCTTTTTAACAGAAGGTACTCAACTATATAGACTAGGTGATCAACATGATGAAAGTGCAGTATACCAAGACTATGTAGGTGATCAGGAGATGTGGGAAGATGAGACACCATTCACCGACTATTCTGGTTTTACTCCTGTTGCTGATGCTGCTAACAGTGGAGTACCAATTAAGTTTATTTGGGAGCTTCCTTGGTCTGACAACCGTGAACGGTTCTTAGTTAAAAATAGTAGATACATTAATTTTGATACTGTAGGTGAAAATGACTTCACTGTACAAATGTTCACTGATAACATTTATGATGATATCTTGGACTTTGGAGAAGACTGGGAAGAAGACCCACTAAAGTTTGATGATAGTACTGGCTGGGATGTAGAAGCACTTGATCCTGCATTAGAGATGGTATTTGTTGGTGGTGATGGTCCTGG